ACAACTTTTGTGCTAATAAGATAGGAATATTTTATAAATTTAAAGAAGAATTGAATTGCCTTAAAGAAGTGTATGGAGATCAATTATGCACAGACTTAGAGACGTTTGAAAGTACAAACAAATCTATTGCATTGCAGATTGTTAGCGGTAGAGAAGGCATTAGTTTAAGACAAGCAGAGTACCTAGTCTATTATAACATAGACTTTAGTGCTACTAGTTATTGGCAGAGTCGTGATAGAATGACTACGAAGGATAGACCTGAGAACGAAGTCTTTTGGATATTCACTAAGGGAGGAATAGAGAAACAAATATATAGAACAGTAAGCAAGAAAAAAGATTATACGTTAAAACATTTCAAAAGAGATTTATTAACTTTAAATTAAATACAATGAACGAAAGAAAAAATTATAATAAACTAACTTATGTATGCGACAATTGGTCGTATGAAAACTCATACAATGATGTAAAAGTAAAACAGTTGGTAAAATGGATACATGAAGAAGGAAGGCCTCTTGAGAGAAAAGAGATTTTAGAGAAATCTAAATCCATGTTTATAAAAGAACGAACTTTAGCTGATATATTAAAGAAATTAGTTTTAACTAAAAAAATAAAAAGGTTATCTCATGGTGTGTATCTAGGTAAGTGTAAAGTTTTTTATACTTATGACAACTTTGGTGAGTCAAGATGGTGTGTAAACTGTGGTCAACCTGAATCAGAACATTAACTTTAAATTAAATATAATGGTAGAAGCAATAGGTTGGCTAACTATAGCCTGGATAGTAATGGTAGTAGGAAAAGNAATAGGTAGAAGAATATGGCCTGAAGACTGGAGAGATGATAGTTAAATTAGACGAATTAGAGATAGAGCTATGCGAATATATTGGGAAGCTTAGATCTAGTATAGCTAGAAGCAATAATGTTTTTGATGCCAAAATAGGAGACCAAAGCGGAGTAGAAGCAGATATTCAAGGATTTAAAGCAGAATATGCTTTTGCTAAAAAAAATAATTTATTTCCAGATTTTGGATTGTCACCAAGAAGTGGTAGTGCTGATGGAGTAACAAAAGAAAATAATAGATACGACATAAAATCTACTCACTATAAAACTGGTAACTTACTTTCTACTTTAAAAGTAAATCAAGATGTAGACGTTTATGTTTTAGCTTACGTAAACAAAAACATAGTGGATTTTGTAGGTTGGGCTACTAAAGATGAATTAATAAGAAAAGAAAATATAAAAAGCTTAGGGCATGGCTCTGGATATTTTTTAAGCAGACATAAGCTACATAAATTTTAATATGACAAAAGAAACTTTAGGAGAAACAAGAAAAACTATTTGGGTATTTGGAAAACCACAAAGTATGTGGATTCCAATGATGAATCCAAAATATTTAACCGAGAATAATCTTTGGGACAAAAAAAACAAATTATGAATAACGAAAAATTACCAATGAAATATTTAGAAAATGAAGTAAAATTTAATCAATTATTAAATATGTTTAGTCATATTTCAACCCCTTCTTTTTATTCTACACAAGTTAAAATTGCGGCTAAAGAATATGTTTATTTTATGAATGAAATTAAAGATATGAATGATAATAAACTTATAGTCCAAAACACAGGTGTTAATTCTGGAGAAACATTTGCAATAAAAAGAGGCGACAAGTTTATTGTGAACGAAAAGCTTGTTAAAAAATGTATAAATATGGCTCATAATGATAATTTGTATAGGACATTCGGTTTTTTTAAAACTAATGTTGTCTTGGATAAATTAAAAAATGCATTAGATGACAGAACAACAGATACAAGCGAAAAGGATTAAGCAGTTAGAGGCTGAAGGGTACTATGTTATCAAGCTTATTAAGACTAATAAGAATGGCATACCTGATGTTGTAGCTATACCACCTAANTGTGGTGTCCTATTCTCTGAAATAAAAAAGCCAAAGGGCAGGGTGTCTGCCTTACAAGAATATAGACTAAAAGAATTAGAAAAGCATGGAGTCAGAACAGAAGTATATAGAGGATGAGTTTGAATTGGATGAAAACTTCCTATATCAAATACACACATTTAACCCTAGTGTAAAGAATAAGATAGCAGCGCAAATAGATACCTTAATAGGTCTGCCTACAACAAAGGGTTTAGATAAGTTAAAATCTGGAGTAGTACACGATAAAGATGGAACACCAACTTTCTTTACTCTTTCCTATTCCAAAAGAAATAAGAACTCACCATCTATACTGTTAGATATATTTGAGATAACACTAGACCAATACCTAAATGATATTAATTTAAACATTCATATAAAATGAAATTCGAATCATCACCTGAAATCAAATTAAAAAATAAANTAGAAGCTATTTCAATTAAATTATTGATTGAACAAGAAATGGANATTGAAAATATATTTAAAAACACTAGNAGACGAGAGTATGTGGACGCAAGAAGAATACTATTCTATATTCTTAGAAACAACTTTCTTCTAACCTATTTTGAAATAGGAAGGATTTCTAAAAGAGATCACGCAACTATTATACATGCAATTAAAGATTTTGATTATATAATTAAGGCTGACCCAATATTAAATGGTGTATATCAAAAAGCGCTAGAAAGAGCTGAGTTTATTACAACGTACTCTCCAGAGGCAAGAAAAGAAGAGATAATCAAAAAGATAGAACAGCTTAACGAAGAGTTACTTACTTTATCTAATTAAAATAATTAACTTTTATTTTGTATCTTTATTGACATGGAAAACAATAATGTAGGTTACAGACCAAGACTTACTGATGAGGAAAGTGTGATGATAAGTAATCACAGAGCATTAAAAGTAGAATGCGAAACTAACGGAATACCAATGAGTGATGTAAATCATTACTGGTATAAAGGCAAAAGCTTTTCTCTTCATGTAAAAAACAACGGTGTCTCTTTAGACAAAGTAAGAGAGGATATTATAAAGGAAATGAATAAACATTCTCCTTCATATCCTAAGATTAAAAGAACAAAACAGAAAGACCCTCACCTACTAGTAATTGATCCTGCTGACATACACATAGGTAAGCTAGCATCATCATTTGAAACAGGTGAGGATTATAACTCACAGATAGCTGTCAAGAGAGTAAAGGAAGGAATACAAGGAATACTTGAAAAGTCTAATGGCTTTAAAATAGATAAGATATTATTTGTAGGTGGTAACGATATACTTCACATCGATGAGCCACACCGAAAAACAACAGCAGGTACGCCACAGGATACTGATGGGATGTGGTACGAAAACTTCCTTACAGCAAAAAAACTTTACATAGATGTATTAGAAACATTAATCGCAGTGGCAGATGTTCACTTTGTTTACAACCCAAGTAACCACGATTACATATCAGGATTCATGTTATCGGATTCTATACAGTCTTGGTTTAGGAAAAGCAAGAACATTACATTCGATTGCTCAATAGCCCATAGGAAAGGTTTTAAGTACGGAAATAACTTAATTGGAACAACACATGGAGATGGAGCGAAACAAGCTGATTTACCCCTTATAATGGCTAATGAGTTCTCTCAGTGGTGGGCAGACACAAAGCATCGTTATGTTTACACACACCATATACATCACAAGTCTAGTAAAGACTATCATGGCATTACAGTTGAGTCGTTAAGGTCACCAAGCGGATCTGATTCCTGGCATCATAGAAAAGGTTATGGTGTTGGTGGAATAAAAGCTGTCGAAGGATTTATACACTCAATGGAACATGGACAAGTAGCAAGATTAACACACATATTTTAAAAGATGGAAAACACAAAATGTATTGAAGTAAGAAAAGATTATTACCTATTAATAGTTAATGACGTTTCACTAGGCGAGTTTGAAAAAAGTGACTTAAGACACGTAATAGAAGTTATAGACAATGCAATATAAACAAGACACAACTCTTCTAGACGAGCGATATTCTTCTAGAAAGATTAATGGATTAGATGTCATTGATTTAATTAAGCACTGGGATTTAAATTTTAACGAAGGGAATATTCTTAAATACCTACTAAGAAAAAAAGGAGACGATATATCTGACATGAAAAAAATAGCTGACTATGCAAATAGAGAAGCAGAACACTTACAAAATGATGGAACAAATTAAAGAGCAAATACTAAAAGAGAAGTTGAAGAAAAACCCCAACTTCTCTTTGATTAGAAAATTACAACAGTTAATTGATAAGGTTAAAAATTAAATTATTGTTACTTTAATTTATATTTGTCAGTTTTTTTCTTTTTCAATTCAGGTATATTACCATTTCTAATATAACTCATTTCGTATCTGCTTAGTCTTTTGTATCCATACATACTTTTGTATGATTTAGACCTAGAAGAACCAAGCTTTAAAGATGAAGAATAAAACCTAACCCCTTCTTTTATTATTTGCTTGTATTTATCATTGGCAACATCATATCTTTTTTCTAAATCATCCTCACTTATTTCTTTGTTTTTTCTTTCGTAATAAGCTTTGCTATAATCTTTAGAAGCCAAGTCAACTCTCTTTCTTAAGTCCAAAGACTTAAATATAAGCTGCTTCTCAAAATCAACAGTATGAACCTTGAATCCTGTTAATTGACCAATAATTTCATTTTTTAAACTCTTGTCTTTATCTTCATAGGCTTTAAGCAATTTTCTTGCAGAAGTAACTCCACCAGGTTCAAATGTTTTGTATACTATAGCTCCAAATTTTTCAGCCACCTCATTAGGAGTATCTGTTTCATTATATATTTGTTTCCCATAATCGGTCTCAATACTCGTCACTGCTTTGAATAAAATATCAAAAGTAACAAATGGTTCTATTAAACTATTAAGTGCATTTCCCATTCCCTCTGCTGCTGTCTCTCCTCTAAAGGCAGATATAATAGCTTGATCTATAAAAGAATGAGGGTCTGAAGCTGAAAAGTTTATATAATCAAACTTACCGTTATCTAGTTTCGTGATAATAACACTTGAATTTTCAGCCCATTTAGGCAGAAACTGTCTTGCAGACTCAGTAATAACATCTCCTTCTTTTTCTACCTCTTCATCTTCATCTTCATCTCCTAAAGCGCTCTTTACTGCTTCAGTTAGTGTTTGTCCAGCTACTCCAAACATAGGTAATATTGCTGATTTTACTGCCATAACAGAAAATATTCCTGTTAATCTTTTTAACCCAATACCTGCCGTGTTGGGGTTTTGTATTTCAGATAAAGCAAGTTGAGCAACATTGTATGCGGTTCTCATTGCTTCAATTTGAAAAGATATAAAAGTACCAAATATAGGAACTGCCTTCATAAATTTACCTATATTACCTATTCTACTATAGTTTGGTAGTATGTTTTTTACTATTTCAGTTACTTTTTCAGTAACTTCTTTTTGCTGTTCAGGAGAAAGCTTGTCAAAAGTTTTATTAAACAAAGCCTTTGAGTATCTTTTCTTCTCCATCTCAAAAGAAATAATCTTAAACACATCGTCTTCTGCTTGATATGCGGACTCGGCTTTTTCACCTGCTCTCTTAAAGAATCTTTTCAATCTTTTGAGCGGTGTTTTATCCTCCTCTGTTCTTTTAGACATTAAATCTTCTAAGCTACCTTCGCTCTGAAGTAAAGACCTTATTTCACCTAGGTTTGAACTTTGGTTTATGATGCCGAGCTTTATATACTCTTGCATTTTTTTTCTGT